GTAGCCGTCATCTGTGGGCCACCTTGAAATTGTAGCTGGTCTAGAAAAAACGTCATACGAATACGACTACGCAAATCTTCCATCATTTGGAAACTGATTGGAATATTGCCGCCTGTTAGCAGTGGTTCTATTCGCGCCCCTGTTGAGCTACGATAATAGTTTAAGCCACCGGGAACCGTTCTAACAGGGCCAAGAACACCATCGTCAGGAACTAATAAGGGGGGGTCAACAATCTTTTGACCTGCTTTGATTGTTGTCTTCATCATTTCTTGTAACATCTTAATATCTGGCAACGCTGTCATAGCAGGGGAGCGTCCAAAAACTTCGCCTACTGTTTTAGACCAACGCGAAACCATATATGGCATTTCATCAAAGCCACCTTCTGCTAAAACGTGTTTGTCTTTTTCATCTAAATAAATAGATGCAACAGGCAACATCGTTGCAGCTTTTTTGCTTTTGTCTATGTCTTCACGGGGATACACGCAGTGCAATAATTCAACTTCTTTATCAAATTCTTTTTTCTCATACAATCTTGCTATGCGGGGTGATAAAGATTTTTCGCCCCATTTTTGTACAATTTGTCGTACAGTCATTTTAAAACTACGGAAAACTGTGTCAATTATTCCATCTGCGTTTTCTGCAATATATATTTCTTCTATGTTAATAGCGCGAAAGCTAACGCCTGTGCGAGTAGTTGGCTCGCCAATAAACATACAGGCAGTGCCTATAGAACAAAGCGACAAATAGTATTCGTGAATATGTGATGGAAAAGCTACAGCTGGCGCAGAAAGTTCAGATAAAATTGCGTCTGTTGTTTCTTTTAGCCAATCTTTTACTTCTGCTTGTTCTTCAATTTTTTCTGGGTCATCCTTAGTGCGCAAACCAAACCACGTTGATGCAGGGTTTGTAAGCATCCCATGCAAGCCAGCTGCAAGCATTTCGTTTGAATGAACACCAGTGCTATCATAAATTAATGTTGATCGTTTGTCACCTTTTGATCGTTTTAAATTAAAATCTGCTGAATTTGGCAAAACAAAATTAGCTAAATCTTGCCAATGCGTTTCCCACGATCCTCGTTCTGCCTTTAGTTTTCCTTTGCGTTTGCACAAATGAACAACTTGGTCATGGTCAATCATATTCTTGCCTAAACTGTTGGAAGTGCGATTGCACGAAAGTTAAAATCATCAACGGTAACAGCAGCTGTTGAAGTTTCGTTAGTAACATGGATTTCAAGATAATCGTTTACACTTAATACAGCACTACCTTGAACAACGACTGCACCTAATTCCCCAGAAGCACTTATCTTTCTGGTAACTAAACTTTCATCAATTAAAGAACCAGATGATCCACTTGTATCATAATGCCAGCCTTTTAAAGAAACAATTTGGTTATTTGATGCAGCACTAAGCGATACAGATGCACTAAAAGTTACTAATTTATTAGGCGCTCCAATGTAACGCAGTCGGCCTGTATTTGTGCTATTGTTGTCGAACAACAATTCATTTCCAGATAACGCTGTAGTCCCACCAATCTTAACATATGTACCAGCACCCGAAATTGTTGTCCCAGTGCTGTTGCCTTGCATAGAACATTCGCCAAAACTAGGCTGCAAACTGACGATTAAATCTCTAATATCATTTGCAGTTATTGCATTAGCTGCTTGTCCGTCTTGGAATAAATTAGAAACGAGGTCAGCTTTAGTTCGCACCGTATCTACCATTTATTGACCTAACAAAGTTTTTTTGCCGCCAGCTTGCCCAGTGTCTGAAACACCAGTTGGGCCTGTCAAAATTGTTGAGCTTCTGCCTCTAGCAGCGGCGGCTCTTTTACGGCTTTCTGTTTCTGCTGCACGAACCTCTGTTGCTGATTTTTCTGGCGCTGGAGGCGGTGGTGGTGGTGGAGGTGGAGGTGAAGATTTTGGTGGTGAAAACATCCCGCCCATAATAGTTTCCCTTGTTAAACAAAATTAAAAGATTGACAATCAATAACATTTAAGAAGGCTTCTGTCTATTAATTAAAAAATTTCAGCTTGTTTTCTCTGGTTTTTTGTAAATTGTATATGTTTCAGTGTAGCCCATACGTTTATACAGTTTGCCAATGCGTTCTGGAGTAATGCCAGCAGAGACTCCAAGCATTGGTTCTTTAACGCCTTTTGCCACACACCATTCGTCATATGTCTTTATTAGCTTTACGCCAACCATGCCTTTACGATGCTCTGGCAAAACGTAAATGGCAAAATCACCGCTTGTTAGATCATTGCCAAAAAAATGCGGGGCTACATATCCAACGCAAAACCCGACAATTTTATTATTTTTTTCGTAAACTGCCGCAAGGTAATTGTCAGGAGTTTTTATTATCTGTTCGCCCAATGACCATAACCGATTTGGATCAAAATCTAAATTAGAATATCGACTTTCTTGATGCATTTCTGCACCTAATGAAATCATTAAAGGTATGTCACTAATTACCATTTTTCTAATCATTATTAATTACCATTAATTTCATAAGGCTACAGTTTGCCGCCCATGATAATTGTTGGTTTCATAACTGGTAACATCGTAATCCATTTCCGCAACAAATTGTCTATTAGATACATTTTGTCGGCCTTTAATATCTGGAAATAATTCTGTCATTGCCCACACTAATGCGTCTACACGATCAGGTGAACCTTGGCCCTCATATCCTTGCGCAGTAACTTGGCACATTTGAGCTTCAAGTTCTGGGCTGTTTTTAACGTGGTGTACTCTGCCTAACGCATACAATGCACTAATAGGTTCGGCTCTAACGTGTTTGCCTCTTGACGCATGGACTAGGATAACAGGGATGCCGGGGCGGATGCTGTCAATAACGTGTTTGCACATTTCTCCGCCTTGATTTTTTTCAATAACTATAGCGTCTGCTTGGTAATAATCATATAAAGCGATTGCTCTGCGCCCCCATTTCTCTGGCGTTCCTTTTGTGCTGGCATCTTCTAAAACGTATCCATGTCCAGTGTCTGCAACTCCGCAAGCAATAATGCCGTGTTCGTCTGCGTTTTCTTTGCTTGAGATTGCAGGATCAACACCAATAACTATTCGCTTTAAATCGTTAGGTTGTTCTTGCACTCTAGTTTCGTTTATATCGCGCATTGTCCAAATAGCACCAACAGCTTGTGGTTCATATTCTCCTAGCCAAACATGACCATATCGGTCTGGGCGGTGTTCTTTATCAAACTCACGCTCTCCTTCTAACTCTTTAGGAAACCAAGGGTTGTCTGCATAATTTGCTTGAACAACCGTGGTATTTGGTGGAACGCTATCACCTCGTAAAAATTTATCTACAGGATCAGATGACAAACGTGGGTTCCAGCTAAACCATATTTCAGACCCATCAACACGAATAGTTGGCCTTAACATCTCTAACGATTTAGTTGTCATGGTTTGCGCTTCTTCAACCCACGCTGAATATCCCTCTAAACTTTTTATAGACTCGCTTGTATGATCTTGCATACCAATAAATGAAATCAAACCACCCTGTGCTGTTTCAATACGATCATTTAAAACGCGAAATTGATTAGATAAACCATAGTGACTAATTTTATCAACGATTAAACGATATGCGCTTTCTTTCAAAGATTTTTGTATTTCACGAACACAAACAAATCTTTTATTTGGATAGCGCAACAATTCTTCAACCATTAAACCAGCAAAGAAGTGCGACTTCCCACTACCACGGCCCCCATGAGCGCAACGGTAGCGGCTTGGCTTTAATAAAGGTTTAAATACTTTAGCTGTTGGTATCTGGAGTATCGACAATAACTCTCTCAATCATGCTTACGTTTCCTGTGTGTTCGCTCACGTTTGTTTCTTTCCAGCCCATTTGCGTTTTAGCCCAAAATATTGCAGCCGTTGTATCTCCGTTTACGGCCTTGTTAAACAACGTGCCGCCTATCTTGGCATTAGCTTTGATCTTTGCCGTGTCTAGCTCCCTGCGGAAATGCTTGCGTAGTGTTTTGTCATCAATGCCATCACGAACAACTAAGCATATTGATTCTTGGGGTATGCCAACAGCACACATTTGTTCGACTAACCTACGTTCATCATCTGTTGGTTTAAACGGCTGCTTTATTGGGGGTGGGGTTCTAGTCATTTTTCATTTCTTTTATATGGGGGAAATAGGTGGAGCGTGAAGATCGGTGCTACCCCGTCGCTGTGATACTTGGAAAGTATCCATCGCTTGCTTTTCACGCTTTGGGTATGGTTGCCTTAATATTTTTGTTTGCTCAACCATGGCAAAATCTAACGGCATTAAATATTTATGCTTGCCTTTTGTATAAAATATTGTGGCATTTGGGTCTAGTAATCTTTGCACTTCTTTTAAATTTTGTTTAACGCCTTTAGAATGAACAGATTTAGGGTGTGTTTTTTTACCATTGATTATAAAAGCTCCTTTTGTGTTTGCATTTTTTAAACCGTTATACACCCAATTAGTTGCTTGATATATACCGCCATGATGATTTTGGTCTTCGTCTGAATATGAAACAACTAAACGCAAATCAGGGCATTTTTGTTTTAAAAATTTAAGTGAAATTGCTAATATTCTGCTAACTGGAGTTGTATGAGTGGTTAATGCGATCCTAACAAGTTCACACCCTTCATCAGCATTTAACCCAAACGGTTTGAGCAGATTTGGCGTTGCACCTCTACCATATATAACAACACCAATAAATTTATCATTTTCCCAAACACCAACTTTAACTAATTTGCCGACAGGAGTAGCTTGGCTGTAATGCCAATTTTCACAAGCATATTTTGCAGCTTTGTGTGTTGCCCAATCAAGTTTAAGTTTAGCCTTGGCCATTGTCCCTCAAATCAAAATTCCCACCACAGTGAGGACACACAACCATTTTTGGATCTAATTTGTCTAGATCTCCTTGGTCATCTTCATTACCAGATTCAAAATTAGGCTCAAAAAACAACCCATCTAATTCTTCAATACTAAAACCTGTTAATGTTAAATCAAATTTTTCGTTGCCTAACCCTTGCATTTCCAACTTTAACAAATCATCATCCCACCCTGCATTTAACGCTAGTTTGTTGTCTGCAATAACGTATGCTTTGCGCTGTGTATCAGTCAAATGTGATAACTCAATCGTTGGTATTTCTTTAAGCCCTAACTTACGGGCGGCTAATACTCTGCCATGCCCTGCGATAATACCATTTTCTTTGTCTAGCAATACAGGGTTATTAAAACCAAATTCTTTAATGGATGCAGCGATTTGTGCTACTTGTTCATCGCTGTGTGTTCTTGAGTTTAATGCGTATGGTATCAACTCATCTATCGGCGTTTGTTTAATTTTCAATTAAATAGCCTTTTATGTTTTTAAAAGCCCCCCCAATCCAATCGGGGAAAAAGATCAGGGGGGTAGTCAGGGAGAGGTAATATATTATAATTAAACTAATTTATTTTAATTGTCTAGTTTAGCCCATTGTTTTTTAGTATAAGGTAAATAAACTTCTTTAAAATGCTGCATTACTTTTCGCGCCTCATCAAATGCCGCTCCAGCAAATTGCGCCTTTGTTGCACCTTCAATCGTGTGTGAATTTGATAAACCAGACAGTTCAATAGCCATTAATTCGTTTTGCAAATTAGCAATAAACATCTGTACCCGTTGAAACATCTTAGCAACGCTTTCTTTATCGTTAAATCCATCAATCTCACACGCCAGGTTGTAAGCGGTTCGTACCGTGTCTTTTGCTATTTCGTCAGCGCGTATCAGTATGTAATCATCTGGTAAATTCATAATGCTTTTTCCGTTGGCTGTTCAGTTAATGTTGGGATGTAGTTATGCTCAAAGTCTATTGTCAGCATCCCACCAACCCGCTTACGTCCGTTACGGTTCTTTAACAATCGTATTACATCGCGCTGGTCAATGTCCTTTTGTTTCTGATCCCTGCCTATTGCAATAATCATTGAACACGCTTGCTCCAAGTCAGATCCATCTCTTATCGCTT